AACCATCCTCTCCAATGGTTACTTCGAATCTTTGAAAAGTGGTAATCCTTGCGATTTTCGCCATTCTTTTATGTATTTAGTAACACCATCAGGGGTGCATTGGTCATCTTCAAGTGTGTAAAAGAAAAGATCCGAAGCGTCAGGGTGAGATGTTATTTTTTCAAAATGTTCAAGTAATTCATCAAGTTTTTCATCATTTTCTGCGATATTTTCACGGAAAATATCGTTTATAAATAACTCAAATTCATGTTCGGTATAGTCACTTAAGTTGTTTTTCATACACATGATTATTGCTCTCTATGAATGTTGATATGTCTTTTGGGCGTAGCAACTCTAATATTGTCTATATCATAAGTATCGCCACCCTTTGCGATGTGTTCAACATGATGAAGTTCAAAGCTTTTTCTTTTTCCTGCATGTTCTGATTTTATCGTTCTGGGCGCTTTACCATGTTTCATTCGTTCGATATTTAATGTATTAAACTGGCTAGATAGGTCAGAGTCATTCGCTACCTCCATCCAGAAAGCTTCTCGGAACCGGTCAAAGCTGCCAAATGTTCTCCCTCGCAGTTTATCCGCAACTTGTGCCGGTATTGGCGCGCCGAGCTCCGAACTGGCGGATTCTAGCCATTTTCCTTCGCCAGTCAGTACTTCTCCTTGTCCAGTCACGACGCCCGGTTCATCTCTTGCTGTCGATTTCAGGTAAACATAAATCGGCTTTATGCCAGAGTCCGCCGGGAATACCAGGATCCAGTCATTGAAGTCCTGCTCATCCGGCATCGGGAACGGCGGAGTTGTTGTTTCCTCTGCGCTGTCCGGGATGGGGTGTACCAGGATGGTTGGTTGATCGATAGGGGCGACCGGCGTTTCTGTCTGCGATATTGGCTCAGAGCCTTCCGGATTGGCGGGCGTCCAGGTGATTTTCGGGCCGTCGACGCCCGGTGCGGGCGTAAATTCGTAGCGGCTTTGCTCGGGTTTCCACACCATATTTGCGACGCGCACACCTTCGTACGGTGTGCCTTCGCCGGTATGAACACCGTAGACCTGCATCTTGCCGTGAATGTCGGAACGCCAGAAAAAGCGCACACGGGTCGTAGCGGTTTCTCCTGCCCAGCCTTTTTGCCGTAGGGTATCTTCCAGCCAGTGCTCATCACGTCCCGGTACTTTGTCGCTGCCTTCGCCGACTGATTGGCTGTAAAAAGCGGCAAACAGCACACCGAGTAAAGGCACCGTGCTTGATGCCGCCAGTGTGCCTTCAGTCAATGTCACTTGCCCCCAAACCTGCGTCATCGTGGTGACGGCGGCTCGGGTTGCTACCGTGTTTCCGGCAGACATCGTAGCCACGGGAACCGCGGCGGCGGCAACTGGTGTGATGGCTGATTTAGCTAATGGCGTCGGCGTTACAGCTATTTCCTTTGAGGACATCAGGTAATAAAGCGTTTTATACCAAGGCTCCGAGCCAGTGAGTTGAACAGATGTTGATGCCGCGGCCGGTTCAGTCAACTGAGAGGGGTTTTTCTTCTTCGCAGCTTGCGCGTGCTGCACCACCGGTTTGTTTACGTGAGGGCGATGATACCCACAGCAATCGTCGACGACGGGCTGAGCAAATAACGCCATCTGCCCAAAGTTATCAACCGTCTCTTTCTCCGTTCCCGCGTCATTACAGCCTTCACCGCGCAGGCAGGATTTCGCAAAAACTGGCGGGATGGTCAACATAGGCGATAAAGCGAGGAGTGGATCACGCCGCTGGGCGGATTGTTGCGCACAGCCAGCAACCGGAGATTGATAAGGGGTATCCCCGATAATGACGTTACTGCTTCCGGTCACGATATTGCCACCGCAGTTGATATCGTCTCCGATACGGACGGCTTGCTTACCGTTAATGATGACGGTGGAGGAACCTGCGGCTATCTGACGCGGATGAAGACCGTGGGGCATGTTGGGGCAGGGGCAACCGTGGAGCTGAATGGCGTCACCTTGTCGTGCGGCGGGCTGGCCATTGATGATAACGTCCTGACTACCTTCGACGACGGGAGTGGCTGGAAAACACGCGTGGCCACTACCTATATCGTTTAGACGGGCGGCTCCCGGCATAGTAATAATTCTTTTACTATAAAATCAACTATATCAACAGAATACGGTGTCGTGTCGGAAAGGCTTGTGCCGTCCTGGCATAACCGGCGGCGTAGCATCATAGACCGATGATTAATTATTACACGGCTACCTATGTCCTGCCAGTGTGCCATGATTAAACGCCGCAGGCGGGATCCTGCCCGCTGGCAGACCACTAAGCCGTAATAACATGCGTCCCCCTTTATGGCCTGCCACCCTGAGCACACCTTCAATCAGGAGTGCAACAGATGGCAGATTATCACCACGGTGTTCGCGTCGTAGAAATCAACGACGGCACGCGCACTATCTCCACCGTATCAACCGCCATCGTCGGCATGGTGTGTACCGCCGAGGATGCTGATGCAGGTACGTTTCCGCTGAATACACCGGTCTTGATCACTAATGTACTGTCTGCCATCGGTAAGGCAGGAACGAAAGGGACACTCGCCACCTCATTGCAGGCTATCGCCGATCAGGCGAAGCCCGTCACAGTCGTCGTACGCGTCGCCGAGGGGGCCACCGAAGCTGAAACCATTTCCAACATCATCGGCAAGACAGACGAGAACGGGCAGTACACCGGCATGAAAGCACTGCTGGCCGCGCAAACGCAGCTTGACGTTAAACCGCGAATTCTTGGCGCGCCGGGTCTCGACTCGCTGGAAGTGGCGACGGCGCTTGCCAGTATCGCGCAACAGCTGCGTGCTTTTTGCTATGTGTCGGCGTGGAATTGCAAAACCGTTTCCGAAGCACGCCTCTATCGCGACAACTTCAGCCAGCGCGAAATCATGGTGATCTGGCCTGATTTTATTGCCTGGAACACTTCGGCTAATCAGTCACAGACGGCGTACGCCACCGCTAGAGCACTAGGGCTGCGCGCCAAAATCGACAACGACACTGGCTGGCATAAAACGTTGTCAAACGTCGGTGTGAATGGCGTGACCGGAATTTCGGCGGGCGTATTTTGGGATTTACAGCAGACGGGCACTGACGCCGATCTGCTTAATGAAGCCTGTGTGACCACTCTTATTCGCAAAGATGGCTTTCGCTTCTGGGGAAACCGTACCTGTAGCGACGATCCGCTTTTCCAGTTTGAGAACTATACCCGCACTGCGCAGGTGCTGGCCGATACGATGGCTGAGGCGCATATGTGGGCCAACGATAAACCGCTAACGCCGGTATTGGTACGCGATATTATCGCGGGTATCAATGCCAAATTCCGTGAGTTGGTCTCGGCCGGTTATCTCCTCGGCGCGTCCTGCTGGTACGACGATACCGCCAACGATAAAGACACGCTGAAAGCGGGCAAGCTCTTTATCGACTACGACTACGACTACGACTACACGCCGGTTCCTCCGCTGGAAGATCTGACCTTACGCCAGCGTATTACCGACACTTATCTGGCGAACTTTGTCGCCTCCGTAAATAGCTAAGGAATTGCAATGGCACTGCCAAGAAAACTAAAGGCACTGAACCTCTTCAATGATGCAAACAGCTATCAGGGGGGGCCGTCACAGAGCCAAAACATAAATTGCAGCTGTACATTCAAAACCCATGAAATCATTGCCGGGATGATTGTATCGCCAGGGCAAACTAATAAAGTGCCGATTTTTACGCAAAATGAAAAACAGCCGTCCTTGCTTCACTGATAAGCCCGCGAAAGCAGGTTTTTTTATACCTATATGCGAGACAAGAAAAACCGTGCGACATTTTTGCGACACTATCCGATTTCCCAACAAAAAAGCCACTCGCGAGAGTGGCTTAATTTCATGATTTTAAAGCTAAAATTTGGTGGCCCCTGTTGGGTTTGAACCAACGACCAAGCGATTATGAGTTCCTACCGGAATAACATAAAATCAATGGTTTGCGTTATTTATCATTGACATAGTTTGTCTCTTTTTGCCAATAGTTACTCATTATACGCCATCTCTACCGCCACTTTATCGCCACTTAAATAATAAGAAAATAGATATAGCCTCGGTAAGAGAATATTAAAAGGGCTGGGTGCTAACTATTTAATATTGTAACTACTGCGAATGGTGCGAAGAATTACTCGACCATTAGGTTCCTCGCCATCACCTTGTATTACAGTGAATGTATTACCATCAAGATGCTTATCAATTCTTTTCTGAGCTAACTCTGTTATACGCCAAGAGGCGTCTGCTGCTTTTTTGTACTCATACTCAGAGACCTGGGTGTCCTCTTTAGCATGAATAACGATTCTAACACCTTCTGTTTCCCATACTTTGTCTTCAAAATCACGTACTTTCATCTTTTTTCCTATCGCTGATGTTTAGTCTAGATCATGTCACATGACATCCTTAAGGGGATTGTATCGAAGAACATCCTCGAGGTGATCAGGTGAAAAATGAGAATAACGCATAGTCATCTTGATGTCTGTATGTCCTAATATCCTTTGTAAAACTAATATATTTCCCCCATTCATCATAAAGTGACTGGCGAAGGTGTGGCGCAATACGTGGGTCAGTTGCCCCGAGGGTAGTTCGATGCCTGTTCTTTCCATAGCTGACCGGAATGCGCCATAACAATCACTAAATAACCGACCTTTTTTATCACCGGGCAGAGAGTCATAAAGCTCTTTGCTGATGGGAACGGTACGGTTTTTTCTGCCTTTCGTGTTGGTGTAGGTGATTTTGTATTTCGCAAGCTGGCTTTTTTTCAAGCTCTCAGCTTCAGACCAGCGAGCACCAGTCGCGAGACAGATTCTTACCACGGTTTCTAAATCAGGATGACCATGCCGTTTGCACTCTCCGAGGAGCAACACGATCTGGTCTTGAGTTAACCAGGCCATTTCCATTTCTTCTGTGCGGAAAGGGCGCATATTTTTTAGCGGATTTTCGCCTTTCCATTCTCCGAGGCGACTTAGCTCATTAAACACCGCTCGAAAGTAGGCCAACTCAAGGTTAAGGGTGCGGGGAGAGACCTCTTTCACCCTGTTTGAACGTGCATATTGGCCTTGTAACCGCTTTTCCCGATAGCGGGAAAACATCTGCGCATCAAAATCACGCACAAGTGGTTCGCCCATACACTCAAAAGCATGGTGCATCGCTAACTGACGTTTAAGGCCGTCTTTCAGAGTAATGCCATGAGCGCTATACCATGAGTCAACCAGCCCCTTTAACGTGCGTCGGTCTTCTTTTTCTTCCCGCCACGGATTTTGTACAGTGTACTGTTCAAAAGCCAGCGCCTCGCCTTTGGTGGCGAATTTCTTCCTGATGCGCTTACCTTTTCCTCCGTCTGGGTATAACTCACAAATCCAGCCGCCAGCGGGATTTTTACGCACGGACATTACTTAACCTCGCTATAGACACCCATCACACGGCCTAATGCTTTAACGTCGTCAAATCCGCATTCAAATGGAACCTTTCCCCCTGCAACATGCAGTTTCCTACCGGGTAGCTTGGTCAATTCTCTGATGCTAATAGCACCTTCAATATCTACGAGCCATTCCCCATCTGCAAGAGAAGCACCTCTTTCTATAAAATGGAGTTTTCCGTCAGCGTGAACGGCAATTGGGTCTGTAAGCTGTTTGCTAAAGAACTTACCACTAATACACAAATCACCATCGCGAACCAAAGACTCTTCACTTAATGTGAATTTCTCCACATTTTGGGTGTCATCTTTCGCTTTTCCAGTTGTAGGTGACCCTTTGCCTGTGAGTAGCCACGCGAGATTTGTGCCAGTTTCAAGAGCGCAATGCACAATAAAATCATAAGAAATGGAATCGCGACTGTACCTGTTAGCAAGAGAACTTGATGCGATTTCAAAGTGTCTAGCTAGTTGAATTTTCTGAGAAAAACCGTAAGCCTCACAAATCCTATCCAGCACTTCTTCGTTGTTTAACCCTAGACCTTCAATTCTCATGTAGATTTAACCTATTTACAAACTCTAGTTTGGGAGTTAACTTAAGCCTATACCTAGTTGGTAATGGCGGACGTTGGCAAACGAATGACCATTAATCGTAATCATTGGCAAATAGGGAATCATGCAATATGGCTTCTGAAATCGCAATCATCAAAGTGCCTGCACCTATCGTTACTCTGCAACAGTTCGCAGAGCTTGAGGGGGTCTCAGCGCGAACCGCTTACCGCTGGACAACCGGCGACAACCCTTGTGTACCAATCGAACCTCGCACCATCCGGAAAGGATGCAAGAAAGCAGGTGGCCCCATCCGTATTTATTACGCGCGCTGGAAAGAAGAACAATTGCGTAAGGCGTTGGGGCATTCCCGTTTTCAACTCGTCATTGGTGAGTAATTCACTTTATGTGATTTGTAAGGATGCAACATGTTTGATTATCGGGTTTCCAAACACCCACATTTTAATGAAGCCTGCCGGGCATTCGCATTGCGTCATAACATGGCGAAGCTGGCAGAACGCGCGGGGATGAATGTCCAAACGCTGCGTAACAAACTAAACCCGGAACAACCGCATCAGTTGACTGTCCCGGAAGTCTGGCTGCTGACCGATCTGACAGAGGATTCAACGTTGGTTGACGGCTTTCTGGCTCAGATCCACTGCTTGCCATGCGTGCCGATGAATGAAGTGGCAAAAGAAAAGCTGCCGCATTACGTCATGAGTGCGACCGCAGAGATCGGGCGTGTGGCTGCCGGTGCTGTATCTGGTGATGTAAAAACCATTGCAGGTCGTCGTGATGTTATCAGCAGTATTAACGCTGTAACGCGACTGATGGCGTTAGCTGCTATTTCCATGCAGGCACGTTTGCAAGCTAACCCAGCGATGGCAAGCGCGGTGGATACCATGACGGGCCTCGGTGCCTCATTCGGGTTGGTCTGAGGTGATGATGCTGATGGAGAAACCTACCGTTGCATCGCTTCTCGTTAAGCAAAGCCCATCAATGCACTATGGCCACGGCTGGATTATGGGAACGGATGGTAAACGTTGGCACCCATGCCGATCTCAGGAGGAACTACTGGCCGACTTGTCCACCTCTAGACAGGGGAAATCATGGCTATTGAAGACGCTACGGCAACTGTTCCATTAAGTGCGGGCGAACGCCTTAACGGGCTGAATCATATTGCGGAACTAAGAGCGAAAATATTTGGTTTGAATATTGAGCCAGAGCTTGAACGATTTATTCGCGATATGCGCGATCCGCGAGACGTTAATAATAAACAGAATGAACGGGCATTAGCGGCAATATTTTATATGGCAAAAATTCCGGCAGAACGTCATGGCATCAATATTAATGATCTGACCACTGACGAAAAGCGGGAGCTGATTAACGCAATGAATCATTTTCGTGCAGTGGTGAGCTTATTTCCCAAACGGCTGACCATGCCGAATTAACCCAAAGCAGAAATTAATGGCGTAAACCCGCCGGGTTTCTTATTGCCAAAATTCAGGAGTAGGCATTATGCGAAATATTAAAACCCACCAGTTTAAAGCTGATAACGACGCACTTGTCGTGCTGTTGAAAGAAGCTAAAAACGAAGAGCGAAAAGATCGTGCTCTTGCCGTTTCAATCCGCCTTGAGGCGCTGGCTGTTCATATCACTCAAAAAGGCATGAGTGGGAAAGAAGCGGCTGAGCTGCTGCGCCGCGAAGCCACCCGTTTTGAGAATGAATCACAGGAGCTGCACTAATGGCTGACTCAATGGACCTTGTGCAGCAGCGTGTTGAAGAGGAGCGTCAGCGCCATATTCACGCTGCCCGCAATAAAATTCTGGGTGCTTCCCGTGTACTTTGCATTGATTGCGATGCTCCGATCCCGCCGGCACGCCGCCGTGCTATTCCGGGCGTGCAGTGCTGCGTCACCTGTCAGGAAATCGTTGAGCTGAAGGGCAAGCATTACAGCGGAGGGGCGGTATGAAAACAGTTTTTGTAATTAGTAAGCGCCCGGTCACTACGACTTATATTCCACCCGAATTGACGGGAGTTGTTCCGCTTATTAAGGAATATGAAGTAATTAAACGGACAGAAAAAGGATATCGCCTGAGCGTTAGCTATGCCCGTGATAAAGGATCGATGTATTTAGACGAGCACTACGCGTTTTTCTCGACTTATGAATCTGCGCTGGAGTTCATCGCAGCAGAAGCAAATAAAGTCGCTGGAGAGCTTGAGCAGTTACAGCTAAAGGCGGTCCAGCTTAGGTGCCAGGCCCATGACGAATTGAACAGCGTCAGGGGGAGTGCTATTTCTGCGTCAGTCGGCGGTTCCGATATTGGAAGTAGAAAACAAATCCAAAAATACACTGAAAAGTACAACGCAAACATGGGTAAAGGCTGGCGGCATATTGCCGCCAGTGGTTACTTTTTGAATAGAAACAGTGAGTCGTATTTGCCCGGATTGAGGTTTTCAGCATGCAGATCAACAAGGCCAATTCCCGTAATTTCCATCGCCAGATACATGTAGGCTCCCAGCCCATCAACACAGATAACTCTATAAATGACCCCGTCTTCATTCTGAATTGCGGTAACCATTTCCGAGCCGCCGAGTTCACGGCGTTTTGCTTTTTTCACTATGCGAGTAATTTCATCATCAAGCCCAGACTTGGCGATGCCATCAATGTAAGTATCTTTCATTTTTTTTCTCATCTAAATCCATCTAGACGGTCATGCTACCCATCTCTATTTAGTCAAATCAACAGAGGGGTTCACAAAGTAATTAATTTTTCAGGCTACGAATAATATGTCTCAACAATCTGAAAGTAGCCGAATTGCATTGGCATCACGCCCTGACAAGTTCAGAGAACCCAGCGAGGGTTTCTCATGGAATAAACCGAAACAGGCAATTAACCCATATCTGGAGCAAGAGCCGTCTACCTCTGACTCGGTGCTTTCAAACCTGATCACTTTGTACGCTGCTGACAATGAGCAGGAGCGGTTACGCCGTGAGGCGTTGAGTGATGAGGTTTGGAATCGTTACTTTTTCAATGAATCCCGCGATCCGGTTCAGCGTGAGATGGAGCAGGACAATCTC